AATTCAATCTTGACCGTTTTTTTAAGAAGAAACGGGATAAGGAAATTGCCGCTGCGATAGTCAAACTTATCGAACGAATTGATAATATTGACAATTTCAATAAAAAAGCTCTCTACCTAATGGTACGAGAAATGACCAATTATAAAACCGCTCATATTACTAAAGTCATCAACAAGATGCGACCCCAAATTTTGAAGATGCTAGGGGAATTCAGGCGGTATGGACATTTATCAGACCCAACCCACTATTTCTCGTATAAAAAGTAAATCCTATCTATTTATAATATAGGATTTTAGGGGGTCTTTATGGATATTAATTCCGAATTGTACGATGGGAAGAGTCTAGCCGACTTATTCACCGAAATACACAAAAATACCGACAGTAAACGGGCGCAAATCAACTCGTTTATTATGAAAATGGTCCAACTCATCCGTACTCCAGAAGATGCGGCTGTGATTGGACCAATTGTGCAGGGATTCTTGGAAGTCAACGTCAAAAATGACGAACATTTAGTCCGTGTTGCTCAAATCGCTCAACGTATAGTGTCGGTCGGGGTGAAATCCAATGCCTCGCTAGACGGATTGTTATCAGAATCGGAAAAAGAAGCGTTGCTCAAAGATATTACTACCGAAATCCAAGACCTTCAAGAAGATGTGAAGGACTTGGATGACGTTTTTGCGGAGAAATAAGTGTCATCGTTTGGACCAACCGCATATAACATAGATATTAATCAACTAGGAGCTTCGCAGTTTCCTAGATTTTCTATTACGCAGCCAACCCCATACCAAGATGGATTGGTAGAAGATATCATTTTAAATGAAGTTCATCCTCAATATGCTACTGACGGTAGTAACGTAGGAATGATACAAGTAAGATTCATTCCAGGCGACCGCGGGGTTCCAAAAGATAAATTAAATTGGGCAGCACCAATTGATTCTAGTATACGAGAATATCCACTTAAAAATGAACTAGTATTGGTGTTTTACTCACTAGGAAGACTGTTTTATACACGTAGAATAAATTCAACAAACAAAACTACAGAAAGTTCTTGGCCAGGATTAAGTCAACGATTTTCTCCACAAGTGCCAGCGGGAAACAAAAGTGATGCAGCTCAAATTGCTGCACAAGGCGGTACACCATACCGTCCTTGGGGAATGAAACAGCAATTCAGTTTGGGAGATGAATTCAGTGAAAACCCAAATGTTCGTATGGTTCGTCCAAACGAAGGAGATTTAATCATTAATGGTCGGTTCGGAAATACTATTCGTTTTGGTTCTAGTTTATTTAGTAATCCAAGTACGACAACCCCTCAAGCAAATTTAATATTTTCGGTCGGGCAGAGTCCAGATAAAGTTACTTCAATTGACATTAATACTGATGGTACTAATGAAACGGCCGTTGGAGGTCCATACGGATTAACCTACGAAGATATCAATAAGGATAAAAGTAGTATTTGGATGTTAGTAGACGAAAAAGTAATACTGGACCCAGCAACTAAGTCAAGTATAGCGCATTTACGGTCAACGGAGTCATCAGATTCTACAAAATACACAGGAGCACAGATTTTCCTTAATTCAGATAGAGTTATTTTAAATAGTAAAACAAACGAAATATCTCTGTTTGCGAAAAAGGAAATCAATTTAAGTGCGGTAGAATCAATTACTATAGATTCGGGTAAATCTGTATTTATTACAGCGGAACGGGATATAGAAATTACCACACCGCAAGATTTGGTATTAAATGTACGGTCGATGAATGTAAACGTAACAAAAGATATTTCCCAAGGAACTTCAGGAAACTACGTAATATCTGGTAAAAAGATATTTATAGGGGCGTCATCGAATGATACTACACAACCAATGGTACTTGGTGGCGAGTTGGCAGAATGGTTACGAAATTTAATGGATGCTTTTATAGTAGAAATACCTAAGTCATTTGCCACACTAAACCCAACACCGTTTATAAAGGCAATTACGGAGTTGCGGGTAAAACTTGGGACATCACAAGAACCTAAGATTGAAGCAGTATTTAACAGTAATAGTAATTTTACTTCTAAAACAAACAGCTGATTATGGTAATACCGAGTAATTTATTAACCGTAAACAATCCGCTTCGATTAGACGCAACTGAACAAATTTTACCTACGGCTAGTGTTGGGGGGTTGCCGAATAACTTATTACGAATTAATACAAGTGAAATTTCGGCATCTTTTCAATCTTTAGCTGGAAACATACCATCGATTAATACACCAAAAATACCACAATTTGCTATACTAAACTCGATTATACCTGATAACCTGTTTGCTACCGGAAGCATCGACCAAGTTAGAGCACGAACGTTGGGAGTAGTAACCTCGTACATTAATGGACTACCATCGTTACCAACGATTCCTTCTATACCGGCGTTTATAATTCCAAAACCAAGAATACCGTCATATGGTGACATTAAAAATTATATTAAAACTAAAATAGATAGAATTAAATTACAACGCCAACAAGCATCGATTAAAGCACTCAACGCAGAACTAAAAAAACAAGAAAATCCTTTTAAGTATAGACAATCACTGAAAAACCAAGGAACACAAAATACGGTTCTTGGAAGATTTAATAACCAATAGAGGGTAAACCTATGGATAAAGCACTATTCAGAGCGTATGTTAAAGAGTTAGTCAAGGAACAAATTGAAGAATCTGTAGAAAAAGCGGTAAAGAAGATTCTTCCAGAAGTTCTTGGGGAAGCTATTGTAGAAATCAAGAAAGCGCAACCAAATAGTGAAACCGTTGCAACCACAAAATCAAAACTTTCACGGTCCCAATTAGCTGAAATGATGGGATTAGAACGCCACGGAGACACTATTATCGCAACCACCGATAAGATTATGCCAAATTTACCAAAAGGAATGTCGGAAGATAATCCAGCGGTTCAGGCAATTAATCGTGATTATTCCCAAGTTATGAAAGCTATGGGATTAAGCAAGTAATATGGCCCAAAAGTTCATCGGAATTACATTACCAATTAGATTGGGACAAACTGGAATGTTTGACCAATCCACTACGGTCATCCAACAAGTTCGTTCTAACTTTAAGAATTTAATTCTTACAAAGAAAGGAGAGCGTGTTGGACAACCAGAGTTGGGATGTGATTTGTGGAAAATATTATTTGAGCCATTAACCGAAGAGACGTTGGAAAATGCTAGATTGGCGGTGGCCGACGCAGTAGACAGATGGTTACCGTTTATTGATTTAACTAATTTTGAAATTACGCAAACAGATGGTGAAAATATTATTAATATAAAATGTACTTATAGGTTTAGAAACAATCCTAATGTAACAGATGAGATAAGTATATTAACAACTGCACTTGGAGCACCAGCAGTAGCATTTCCTACGGAACCCGTAACAACCCAAACCGAAGTTGACCGAGTAAATAATCAAGTAAAAAATGCTCGTCGCATAAGAAGAATTAATTAATTTGGAGTTTTAAATGGCAACGAACCAACCGGTAAATATACAACCACGGCCAAATGTAAAGCAAATCAACTATATTGCTAAAACATTTACTGACTTTAGACAAAATCTTATAGAATTTGCAAAGGCGTATTACCCAAATTCATATTCTGATTTTAATGAAACGTCGCCAGGTATGATGTTTATTGAAATGGCATCATATGTAGGTGATGTCCTTTCGTTTTATATTGATAATCAATTTAAAGAAAACTTGTTGGCATATGCCGAACAACAAGAAAATGTTATTTCCATTGCGCAATTTCTCGGATACAAGCCAAAGTTGGTATCACCGTCTACGACTACAGCAACATTATATCAATTAGCACCGGCGATAGTTGACAATGGAGTTTATGTTCCTGACCCAAAATACCTTGTAAAAGTAGGAAAGGGTAGTACGTTTGTATCCACGGGACAAACTTCGGTGCAATTTAGATTGGGTGAAGATGTAGACTTTTCTGATATTACCGCAGAAGATTACATTGTAAACACTTTTTCTAGCGGTAATCCATCAACATTTATTATCAGCAAATCAGCGCGATTAATATCTGCGGAAGAAAGAACTACCACATTCTCGTTTGGAAGCCCACAACGATTTACTTCCGTATTGATGCCGGAAGAATCTATTATTGGCATTGAAAGTGTGGTCGATTCTAATGGAAATACGTGGTACGAAGTTGATTATTTGGCACAAGACGTTATTATGGATGAGGTTGATGTGACCGACAACGGTGAATCTGGAACTTTACCATCATCTAAATTACGGCTTCGAAAAGTTCCTCGTAGATTTGTAACAAGAATTAATAGAAATAATAGAATGGAGTTGGCATTTGGTTCTGGAACAGACAACGAAGCGGAAGTCAACACCACGTTAGATTCTAGACAAGTAGCAAATTCTCAGTATGGAAACACTATCGAAAATATTTTGGGTAACGTATCCATCAATAATGTAAATTTTCTTAATAGCAATGCATACGGAATATCTCCGGCAAATACAACGCTAACGGTAACATATTTGGTAGGTGGGGGAGTAACTACAAATACGCCATCAAATACAATAAACAGCGTTGCAGAGATAACAGTTTTGAACGATACTACTGATTATACATCGGGAGAACTTAGTACGTTTAATGCATCGGTACAAAGTATTACAATTAATAACGATTTACCAGCTACCGGTGGCGGAGACGGAGAGTCGATTGATGAAATTCGTCAAAACGCTTTAGCATTTTTTAATGCACAAAATCGTGTAGTTACGGTGGAAGACTATGCGGTTCGTTCATATGCATTACCGTCAAAATTTGGAAAAATTTCTAAGGCATTTGCGGTACGTGACGAACAAATTAATAGAATTTTAGCAGCAACTAATGATAGAGTGTATGTAGATAACCCAGTACGTCCAAATGTCATCAACTTATATACATTAGGGTACGATACGAATGGAAATTTAACAACACTAAATACATTAGTTAAAGAAAACCTAGCACGATATCTTGAACAATTTAGAATGTTAACCGATGATGTTAATATTCTCGATGCGTTTATTATCAATATTGGAGTACAATTTGACATTTCTGTATTGAGAAACTACAACGTTAATGACGTACTGGCAAGAAGTATCGGTACTGTTCAAGATTTCTTTAATACAAGTAAGTGGAGTATCAACCAACCAATTGTTTTAGCAGATTTATCTTACAATATTGGATTGGTGGAAGGAGTCCAAACAGTAAAAAATGTTCGTATTTTTAATAAATATCAATATCAAGATGGCGTAGGATACCAAAATTATCGATACGATATTGATGAAGCAACTATTAATGGGGTTATCTATCCAAGTCTCGACCCAAGTATCTTTGAGTTGAAATATCCAACAACTGATATTATAGGAAACGCTACCCAATGAGAATAATATTAACCGCCAGTAAAGACACTACAGTTTATCAAGCGTTTACTAGTAGTAACGCGGGACTAGATGAAATACTTGATATCGGTAAGGTTATCAATACCGACGTAAACTTTACCAGCTCAACCGTTTACGCAACGGGGTCAGCAAGAACGTTGATATATTTTGATTTACCAACAACCGCTAGTGTGCCGGCAACTGCAAGTTATTTTTTAAATCTAAAATTAGCAAATGCAAGCGATTTAAATAGAAATCAACAGCTTGTAATATATCAAGTATCTCGTTCGTGGGACGAAGGTAGTGGTGTTTTTTATCAAAATGTTCAAAACGCAAGCGATGGGGCAACTTGGACAAAATGTACATCAACGGTGTCGTGGAGTAATGCCGGCGGAGATTTTTTAACTGGCTCAACTAGCCAAAGTGTTTCTCTTACAACATATCCATTACAAGACATTAGGGTAGATGTTACAAATATTTTAAGACCTATAGTCAGTCAATCATTACAAAATACATTTTATGGATTGGCTGTACAGTTCCCAACAGCAGATGAAACGGATTATACGAATCGCGGTAATATTAAAGTATTTTCCACACAAACTCATACAATTCACCAACCCACGTTAGAGGTTGCGTGGGACAATCAAACATTTTCTACTGGAAGCTTATCTACTATTCCAAATTTAAATATAAAAGTTGTTCCGAGCAATCTAAGACAAACGTATACCAAGGGAGACGTAGACAAGTTGACATTTACTGTCCGTGACCAATATCCATTGCGGTCGTTTGATTCAACTTTACGTTATAAAAACAAATATTATCTTCCGTCGTCATCTTACTATTCAATTATAGACGCACAAAGTAATACAACGATAGTTCCATTCGATGAGTATAGTAAAATAGACACAGACCCCACTAGTTCATATGTAGTGCTAGATACATCACCATTATACAAAGGAAGATTTTATAAATTAAAATTGAAAGTTGCAAGCGGACAATATTCGAGAGTAATTGATACAGACACTCTATTTAAAGTTGAATAGTTTATGGCAATAACATTTTTATCAAGTAGTACTAATCCAGATAGTGCAAATATAGTTAACAAAGAACAAATTGATATTTCGTTGTCTTTGTTTGAAGTATCTGCATCAGGATACAGTGCCTCAATATTTACAAATTATTCCGCAACGGTTCAAACAGTAACAATACCAGAAGAAGAATTAGTCAACCGTAGTTTGTATTACACTCCAATTTATAAAGAAAAGTTAGACTATAATGTGTGGTTGACAAGAATAAATAAAAATTTTGAAGAGCTAGACTAATGGCAGAACAAGAAAATTATCAAACTAATTTACAAGAGTTATCAGATTCGTATACCCGATATAACGTATCCCGTGTCATAGCAAACAAGAAAGATGATTTGCTAGATATGGAAGTCCCTGCGGATTTCTCTGAAGCATTGTTGCAAAACAATATTGAAGTTAATTTATATAGTTTAGCCGATAACTCATTGATATTTTCTGATGTCGTAAAAAATATTAGTGGGTCGGTTTTTACTGAAACTTTACAATATAGCGATAATAGTTTACGTAAATTATTGTATATTGATTTTGCTAAAGTTCAAGATTTAAATCTACCGTCAGGACAATATTCGGTTACACTTAACTTTTTTGCAGATGAAATTGGAAGTTACGATGATAGATTGTTGAAAGTAAATAGAATTTCTACGTCACGTACTGAAATAGAATTAAAATTAATTGATACAAATCAGCAAGAGTTAATGACAGAGTTTGTTTTACCATCGATTAATTCGGTTTGGGTCATAGACGCCTTAAAGCAGGCATTTAATCAGTCAGAAAGTATAATGATTCCAGCGGATAATAGTGTACTAACATCGCAATCAATTGGATTAGAATTACCAGAAGGTATGGAAGCTCAAATCGACCAATATAACTTTGAAAGCGTGTACGGCATAAGTCAAGAAATATTAGATAAAGCCTACGTAATTGCAAAAGAAAAAGTTACAAATTTGTTAAATGAAAATAAAACACGTTTTACTACACAAACATTATCACTAATTGTAAGTAGTTCTCTCGCTACAGAGTATGAAATGTATATTAATCAAAATAAGTTAGCAGTAAGTCAATTACCGTATGACTTAGTGGTGGGAGACTAATTATGGCGATTACACAAACAGACGTAACCAGAGCATTTAGTATAACGTCTGGCTCAACAAATTTAGTAACAAATAACTTGACAGTCACGTATATCAAGAATACTAACACAATTCCAGCGGACATACCAATTACTGTTGCAAATTCCTCTTCAGATTTTTACATAAAAGTAGTTCCTATGGTATCTAGTGATGTGCTACAAGTATATCGGTCCGGAAGTACTGCTCTGGTAAATGAAAACAATCCAGTAATTATCCCACCAACGGGATCAAGAGAATTAATAGTAAGATTGGGTACCACATTAGAAAATTTTGAAACACAAACAAAATCAGAATCTATAACGTTTGATTTAATAGCTATGATACGTCAAATAGTTACGGGTGCGGTAGACAGTAATGGTACGAGTACTACGGCCGGTGGTAGTGGTGGAGCAGGAGGAATCCGTCCTGGTGGTGGAGGAAGTAATAATGCAGGTGGTGATACACAAAATAATGAATTTTAAGAGATAATAAATGAGTCATAAAATACGTGTCACTTGGCAGAGTCCAACATTTTTAGAACAAACTTATAATAAGGGTCAAAAAGGACTCGGTGATAGATATACCATCGATTCTAAGTACCCATATGAAATAGTATTTGATGTTGCTGAGTTGGATGACTTAAAGCTTCAGTTTGAAGGTTTAATAAGTCAATGGAGCGCGTTTAATTCAAATCAAATATCAGAATATTTTCGTGAAAGTGGTGAAAGTCTAAGTGGAGCTATGGTTCGTAAGTTAAAACGTGAACTCAATAGAATTTTATTTAGAAATAAACTAACAGACGTATACACATATTTTCCTTTTAGTGATAAATTTGCTACATCACAATCCAAAACCAACGTAATGAAATATATGTTGGATATTCTTGGTCAATATAAGGATATCACGCAACGTATATTAAATAGACAAGAAGGATTGGCTGAATATTTAGACGCGGATACTCAAGAAACTATTCCAACGCTCGTAGAAGTCCCAGCATCAAAGACGCAAGTAACTGTAGGAGTGACATTAGTTATTACTAAACTACAAGTACCGTTACTGGAATCCTTGATTAGTGCTGTAAATACTTCTATTTTTACAAAAGCATCTACCTTCTTCGATGAAAACAGAGAATACAAAACATTACTGAATTTAGGCAACGATAGACAATACATCGCAGAATCGTGGAGATTTGCACCTAAAGATTCTGGGTCTATCCAACTAAAACTTACTAGGCCGCTCGACACTAACATAGTAACAGATACGTTTGCGTTTATTAGTAGAGAAATAGCAAAAACCGTAATCGATATCATTAATTTTGAACTAGCACCGTTAAAAGATACAACTCCATACTTACGTCCATATAATATCGACTCCAGAAATTATATAGACGGTAAAATGTTTGCGACAAACACTACGTTGACCAGTCTTGGATTAGCCACTGGCTCTGCGGGCACGATTATTAATGGTACTACGGTTTCATTTGACGACACTGTGTTTCGTCGTTGGTTTACCGGCGACTTCAAGTCATCAGAGTTGAATATTGAGTTTACGGATTATAATAATTTCGTGCACTTTGGCTCTGCGTATAAGAGATTACAAGCATTTAATGAAAAACTTATAAAGATTGATGAGCTAACATCGGCAAGTATTTCATCTAGTGTGTCAAGTAGTACTATATCGCTAAAGTTTAAGGCACAAGAAAAAGAAAATATCATTAGAAATTTTGACCCATACGAACAGTTCTTATACTATGCAACAGAGTCAACAGCGTATTCTGCCAGTGCATTTTATGTAACGGGAGAAGTAGAATATAACGTAACTGGTTCGTGGCCAAAACAAGCTGACGGAACTCCGTATAGTCCGTATAGTACTCCTGCTATAAATTGGCTAACGGCACAATCTGCCATTGCTCAAAGGTATGACGATAATAATCCAAATTATTTAATTTTAAATTTACCAAAACATATCCAAGAAGATAGCCAGTCAACTGATTTCTTAACATTATTTGATATGGTTGGCCACTTGATGGATAATATTAAGGTATATGTTGACCAATTTCCTAACATATATTCGACAAATATAGACCCATTGAAAGTACTTTCAATGGACCAAGTATACGAAGTTGCTCAATCATTTGGATTAAAGCTACCAAATGTATATGCACTCGAAAGCTTACAAACTTTTAATGCACAATTTACTGGCGAAAGTGGTTCACGGTCGTATGTAGCAGAAACGTGGAAGCGATTCCTCCACAGCATGGTATATTTTAATAAAACAAAAGGGTCACGAACGTCTTTAGACGCGTTACTTAATACCTACGGAATAAACTCACCAGTTCTACAAATAAAAGAAACAACATCTCCATCGGCTAATAATTACATTCAATCGGATGAATTAACATACGGATTACGATTTACTGGGTCAGCTGAAAATCATATAAGAGTACCATTTGTATCTTCTTCTATAACTGCTTCCTCGGTACAACTTTCATTCAATCCAATATTACGTAGAAGTAGTTCAATTATAACAGCGAATAGTTGGGCGGTGGATTTAGTACCACATCCGTCCGGAACCGCTGTACCAAGCCAATACATAAATGGTACATATTTTACATTTGACAATTCTAAAAGAATAACATACGGAAGAATTGAAGTAGTTAGTGGGTCCGGTCGAACCGTTATTGCGACTAGTAGTTATTTTCCACTATTTAGTGATGACTATACTAACATTATGTTACGTAGTCAATCTGGTGACATATCAATTATTCAAACAGACGGTGACCAAATTCTCTTCCAAGAATCTGCTTCGGTTAACCTATCATCATTGTGGAATAGCACCACTTACATTTATGTTGGGGGGTCGGGTTCAATACAACTAGGCAATCAGTTTGATGGAATTGTAGACGAACTCCGCGTTTGGGGAGAAAATATCTCGAATGATGACTTTGTAGCACAAGCGTATGATCCTGGTTCATATTATGGTACTAATTATACTTCGTCGTATGCAAAATTGTATGTACATGTACCATTTAGTCAACCACTTTCATCTATTACGTCATCGGTAACAAATGAGAGTCCATATCAAAATGTTGCCATCGTAGCAACATTACCAGCTACAGGATTTACCACAGCATCATTTACAAGATTATTAAGAAGTATCAAACAATTTACACCAATTGTAGGGTCAACAATATATACTAACAAAAAAGTTGTTGTTGCGACACCCCCAACGTTTAATCAACAATTCATAGATAACACGGGTACTCGCATTTTGAGCCCCAATACAAGCATTAAACAAGTACAAGAAAAGCAGTATAACAGCGGACAAAATTTAATTTCATTTGCAGTGTCGCCGACGGATTTTATTAATCAAAATATTATACGTTCTATGGGAGTAGTAGACGTAAATAATGTAATTGGTAGTCCCAGATACATAACGGGGTCTGGTTATTCTGCGCTTCAATCTATAGAAAAAGATTATATAAAATATTTCAACAAAACTGTTAAACCGAACGATTATATTAGATTCTTTAAAGATTTGACGCAAGGCCCAAGTGAAATGGCCGAAGAAATGGTTCCGGCTCGCAGTAAATTATTGGACGGTATCGTTATCGAATCGTCGGTGTTGTCCAGAAACAGAGACAGAACTATACGTAGTTTTGCGGTGGACGGTACGGAAACCAAAAAGTTTAATGCATATATCTCTGGGTCCGGTTCGATAGGAATTGGGGCATATGACTTTGATTCCCCATTGGAGCCAATAAGTCTAGTGCCAGTCTCGTTAGGAGATACACTACCTATTACGGCTGTTATTGCAATATCAAGTAGTGTTGATGTTAAGGAAAGTACTAAATCAAATAAATTACCGCCATTCCAACGGGTACTACAAAACGTTGGAAGTTATTACGTAACGTCATCAATATTAGACCAAAATAGTTCATATTCTACGTTAGAAAGTATTATAAATAGCGGAGTATCTTCCAGTACAACTTCATCGGGATATGCAAGAGCACCGTATTTAGGGACTCCGGTTATTCCAACCGAACAAAACACACTAACTCCATTTTACGATATTCCTCCACGCTCAGATTTTGAAGACGTTGGTACATTTACGTATTTCCATAAAGCAACTGGAATTTATAGTTATGATATTTATACTAAATACAAAACGGAATATTTAGTAAAATTGGATACGATTGTGGATACTCCAATCGATCAATTATTTGCACCGATTACCTTATTAAACTCAGGTTCTATCCCAAATCCGCCGATTAGAGACACTGCTACAATACCACTTAAAACATATACGAGCGGGTCTAGTAACAACACCGGTGTGATTAAAACTGCAAATATTTTGTCTTTATACGCAGTTGAAGGTACGAGCGGACTACGCATCAGAATGTATAGAAATTTGACGGATTTGACAGCAGATGCATCTAGAAGCTTTAGTACGGCGCCTACGATAAACTCAGGCGTATTATTTGACGCGGTATTAGACGGAACTTCCGATGTGTTTCCATATACGCTAATCCAAACCACAGATTCTAATATTTACTATAATATAGATAACACCACAGCTAACAGTATAAATTCAGTAATAGACTTACACTATTTCGCATACGAACCAGCAAATTTACTACCAACGGGATATTTACCACGGCATTATAAGTTCAACAGAGATAATACGACTGCCCTAAAAAGAAGAAATTATATTGGATGTAAAATCACAAGTACGATATTTGATGAATCAGCTCCAATTATTATAACACTATCTGGTACGAATACTGTGGTGGTAAATTCTACTACAGCAACCGCACAGTCGGGAACAGGTACCGTAAACATTCCTACCGAAACAAATACTATCAAGTTTGGGGGCGGGGGAGCATTAAGCGTTCAACAATAATGAATTTAAATCAAAATACTTTATACTTATAGTAGATGTACCTTACTCAGGAGATTAAGAAATGGGATACCTAGATAAATCCACAATCACTGTGGACGCTATTTTAACAAATCGTGGACGGGAACTCTTGTCGCAGGGTACCGGCACAGGTAATTTCCAAATTACCAAGTTTGCGGTGGCAGATGACGAAGTAGATTACGGACTTTATAATACCGCACATCCACTTGGGTCAAACTACTACGGTGCTATTATTGAAAATATGCCTGTACTAGAAGCAACTCCTGACGAAACTCAAATTATGCGATATAAGCTAGTCACTATTACAGGTGACGACTTAACCAGATTCGGAAACGTTGTAATACCTCAAATTCGCTCTGGAAACGCTGGCGTAACGCAAGCATCCACGGTTACGCTATACTATAGTTCGACTACAGGAGAAGGGGAACTTCCACTAACACCAACAACAACGTATACGTCGGACGCTTCTGAAACAGAAAGTAGCTATACCCTACTTTTGGCAGATAGTAGTTTGGCAACGGTAGAAGTAGTAGACCCTGCCACTGGACTAGTGGCAACAAACAGTAGAGGGTCTATCGTGGCGAATGGTAAATCGTTCATAATCAAGGCACAGGACAAAACAGGATCAACGTCAGTTTCTATTTTTGGAGGAACGTCTGGCGCAGTATTTAACTTTACGTTGTCCACTGTAGCTTCATCATAATTAATTTTAGGAATATTATATGGCATACAATACATTTACCATTCTAGACCAAGAAAATGATATTACGTCAATCCGTGGTACGGAAGTAACTACCGGAATGTGGTCTGGGGACACTGGAAGTTTATCGGCAATATACACATCAAGTGCGCAAGTTGCTAATTCTGGTGAATTTTATTATGACCTTTACAACGGGTCAAATATAACGACATCCGACATACAATTTTCTGTGGCATACGGTCACGTAAGTGGAGGAGGCTCTCCTACGCTTGTTAATTTAAATACGTCAACTTTACCAACACAAGTAACGTATGCACAATATCGCAACATTTTATTAGCAAAAGACGTAGACCGTTTTTCATTTGGCGGAACTGAGTCAAATGATATCTATGTAATCAACATGCAACGCTCACGACTACGCCAGGCTATAGACCCAGGTAACTGGCAATTGGGATTGTCTGGCTCAAAGGGCGTATTTACGTTCATTGATGACAGTGGGTTGGGTACGTCTGTGGTAGGGAATTTAATAGCAAACAACGTCTATAATATTCGTTCGGGGTCAATCGACAGTGGATTGTATACTACAGACACTACAGTTTATGGAACGGTGTTCCCAGATTACGGGGTAATTATTCTTAATCCTTCCGCAATCAGTTCTTCTGTCGGATTTAGTGGGTCAAATTCAACTACATTAGATGCAGATACATTACTTACTGTACCATTTGCTCCATATACTGGAAGCGCGGCCACTGACTATCAATATCAACACGTGGCATTGGTACGTTCTATTTCCGGATCGATGGCAGCAGGAAAAGCATTTATCGCCCGTTCTGCGGAAAGTATTACATCGACAAACTACTTTGTTCGTCTAAAGAATAGAGACTATAACTACTCAAACAACCCAACTTATTACACAGGATCAAATCCACAAACAGTATTAGAACCATTCCGTGTTAAGCCGATTACATACGCTACAACGATTGGATTATACAATGATTCAAACGAATTACTAGCAGTCGCAAAACTCAGTAGACCTATTCAAAAGAGTACTGATAAAGAAGCATTGATTCGCGTTCGCTTAGATTACTAAACCGCTTTTTTCAGGTGGACACTTATGACGCTTCCTGTTACTGCGTATAAATCTTTAACACCGAACGAATATACCATAACTCCGTTTCGTACTTATGCTCCACATAATTACACATATGTTTCGGGGTCCACTAGTAATTCTGTCGATGTTCAAATATCATTAGGTGTTAAATATGTGACGGGTAGTGGTTTGCGAGTAGAAAATACGCAACAAGAATTATATGATTCAATACTGCAAACCTTTTATTCACCCATACCATACGCGGCATACGGTACACTGACTTCATCATATTTACCAACAGGTTCTGTATTTGTCGTAAGCATAACACAGGATATTTTTGGCGAAGAAGTGAAGCCTGGAACGTTTACGATAAATGTTGGAACTTCTCAATCATATGACGACGGGTCTGGCAATTTAATAGCATCATCGTCGGGGACGGGAAGTATAGTTGGACGTATATTTTATGATAAAGGTATTGCGGTATTAAAACCAACATCAAGCATTTCTGGTGGTGGACTTACAAAAGATGGAATTTGTATTGTTAGTGGAACAAATGTTCAAGTACAATTTACATCATCTGTCAAGTTATTTGAGCATAAGGTTCGGGTTAAATTAAACCCAACCGATTTTACGTACTCAATATACAATCCATCAACGGTTAAATCAATGTTTACGGGATCTACGTCAACTCCGTTAGAGTTAATGGCTTCACAAAGTTTGTATCCATACGTTACGACAATTGGGTTATATAATCAAGATAATGAATTAATGGCTGTAGCAAAGATATCGAACCCAATACAGCGTACTGATTACGCAGTTCAAACATTTGTTGTCAAATTTGACACCTGAGGATTCTTATGGCACTTAAAGATATTTACGAAAGTTGGGCATTCAAACCAATTTTAGGAGTAGGAGCAAGTGATACACCTGTCAAGCAATCTGAAGGAAAAGTTGCGGTAGATTATTTGCCAAATACCTATCAAACTGAAGTTAGAAACCGTACGCCTGGTGATAAAGTTGTCACGCAAGCAACCGGCGATGATACCACAAACGGAACGTTTAACACCACTTCGGCGTTTAAGTACTATTCAACGCTATATAGTAGTCCATTAAAAACATTTAAATCAAAAGTAGTACATTTGTATAACGCACAAGGAACGGATACGACTAAGTATGCTACGTCGGATAAAGTAAGAAACACACCAGGTGCATTATACAGTACCAATAGTTAATTAAAATAAAGAGGTTATTATGAAGCCACGTTCGGCTAAAAACAAAGGTAAACGGTTACAAAACGCAGTACGAGATATGATTTTGGAAAACTTCACACAGTTGGAACCAGATGATGTGGTTTCAACGCTGATGGGTGACAGTGGGACAGATATCAAGTTGTCACCTGCGGCGCGCAAGGTGTTTCCTTACTCTCCAGAATGTAAGAACCAAGAAAAGATGAACATCTGGGCTTCTCTGGAACAAGCAGAAGGGAATACGAAAGATGGAACGACTCCCGTTCTTTTCTTTAAGAGAAACAATACACCAGTGTACGCGGTCATACCCGCAGAACACTTCTTCCAATTGGTCAACAAAAAGACCGTTGAATAAAAAGAAAAACTTGACAACTTGACGAAGAGGGGTTAGATTCTATATTATGAATCTAATCTCTCTTTTGTCGCAAATATTAGGTGATTTTAAACAGTTTGGAAATGGTGAACACTATTTCCAATGTCCTTTCTGCCATAATCACAAGAGAAAATTTGCTATTAATGTATTGAAGAATATGTTCCATTGTTGGCATTGTGGAGCAAAGGGTCGTTCTTTAATAACATTATTTAAGAGACTGGACGTATCCCCGTCTCAAATGAAAGAACTACGGTCACTCCTATCGGATGACCAAGTAAAGAATTATGTAGAAACGGCAGATGAAGTTACCGACCTCTATCTTCCGCCTGGATTCAAACCGTTGTGGGTTCCTACCAAGAGTATTCATTACAATCACGCTATTAGATACCTGAAGAATAGAGGTATCACGGGGTATGATATTATTCGGTATCAGATGGGGTATACGATAGAGGGTCCGTACGCACATCGTATCATCATTCCATCATACGATGCGAACAACAAGTTGAACTATTTCATCGCCAGAAGTTTCTATGACGGTGGAATGAAATATAAGAATCCACCAGTCTCAAAGAACGTGGTGATGTTTGAGAACCAAATCAATTGGAAGATGCCGTTGGTTCTTTGTGAAGGGGTGTTTGACGCTATCGCCATTCGTCGGAACGCCGTACCCATCTTGGGTAAATTCATACCCAAAAAGCTATTGAAGCAAATGGTCAAGAACAATGTCAAAGAAGTGTATGTTGTACTGGATAATGATGCACGAACCGAAGCGATGGAAATGGAACGTCAACTGACCTCACACGATATGCACGTGAAGTTGGTCAACCTTGACAAGAAAGACCCATCGGAGTTAGGTTTCAATGAAACGTGGAAGTGTATAGAAGCAGGCGAATCTACTTCCCTTAAAGGCTATATCAGCGAAAGGTTACAACTTATATGAAGATTGAAGTCCCATTTAAGAAGTTACGAAAAATAGAACATACCGCAGATATCCATATCCGACTGTTCAAGCGTCACGATGAATACCGTGAAGCGTTCAATACATTCTACGACCAACTCCGTCAGAAAGATTTAAGTGACGGAGTGATTGTCGTTGCGGGTGACATCCTTCACGCTAAGACCGATATGAGTCCAGAGATGGTGGAACTTGCGTCAGAGTTCCTCCGTAATCTTGCCGATATCGCTCCGACCTTTATCATCGCAGGTAACCACGACCTCAATCTGTCCAATATGAATCGGCTGGATAGTTTGACGCCTATTATCAAGAATCTCAATCATCCAAATCTTCACTACTTCAAGCATTCTGGTATTTACCAAGTTGCTGATGTAGACTTTGCAGTATTCTCTATCTTGGATGATCGTGAGCAATGGCCTGATGTTCACGACTGTCGGAAAACCGCAAAAAAGATTGCGATGTACCACGGACCAGTCCACGGCGCACAGACCGATATCAAGTATGTCATCACCAATCGTCACGTAAGTGTTGACACGTTTGCGGGATACGATATCGTATTGCTCGGTGACATCCACAAGTATCAGATTCTCCAAGAAAGCAATCCCGCCATAGTCTATTCCTCGTCACTTATCCAACAGAACCACGGCGAATCCTTACGGAATCACGGATGGTGTTCGTGGAATGTGGACGATTGTACACACGTATTCAACGAACTTCCGAACGCATATGGGTATTATACCCTTGAATTGGAAGAAGGAAAGATTGCGTTCCCATCGGATATGCCGAAGAATGTTCGACTTCGGTTGTTCACGGGGAACGCCGATACGTCACTTATTAAGAAGACCACTGCGGCATTACGGAAGCGGTACAACATCATTGACCTGAGTATCAATAAGAACCGATTCAACCAGAATAAGGTGACCGATAGAAAGGTCAATCATATTACTACGGATGTAACGAACGTTAATACGCAGAATACGTTGATTCAAGATTGGATTCAACGGAATCACGAAACCGTTGATGACGAATTGATGAAGAAGATTATCAATGTCAACACGATGTTGAATGCACAAGTTAGTCACGATGACCAGTCACGGAATATCCACTGGCGTCCGTTGAAGTTCACGTTCTCCAATATGTTCTCGTATGGTGAGAACAACGAGATTGACTTTGAACATATGCAGGGCATCCACGGTATCTTTGCTCAGAACGCATCTGGAAAGAGTTCATCTATGGACGCACTTATCTTCTGTCTCTACGACAAGACTCCACGTGCGTTCCGTGGTGACCATATTATGAACAATCGTCGGGACCAGTTTGAATGTGAATTGAAGTTTGAAATCAACCAAGAGATTTACTATATTCGTCGTACTGGTACACGAAAAAAGACGGGTGATGTAAAGGTAGACGTATCGTTCTGGAAGGAGCATTCGGATGGTACGCATACCTCATTGAACGGTGAAGACCGCCGTGATACTAATGCTAATATTCGTAACTATGTCGGTAGTTATGAGGATTTCGTACTGACCACGTTGAGTAGTCAGACGGCAAACGCGCTGTTTATTGACAAGTCACACTCCGAACGGAAGGACTTACTTATCCAGTTTATGGGATTAAATATCTTTGATAAGTTGTTTGATTCTGCGAATGAAGAAAGTAAGGAGTTGACAGGAGCCTTGAAGAAGTTCAAGAAGATGGATTTCGGTCAACTGTTGTCGGATACCCAGACCAAGTTGGATACTACCAAGGTAGACCATTATAATTTGGAAGAAAAGATTAAGGAATATAAGGAAGAACGAGATGTTCTGGATACTAAGTTAAAGGAACAACAGGACCAGAAGCGTCCACTTCCTAATATTGAACTGAATATGGATAAGTTACAAGAAGGATTGGTGGACGCTAATAATCTGATTGGGGTATATAAAACTCGTAAATCGGAAGAAGAAAATAGACTTCAATCAATACAAAATATTATTAGAGAAAAGACAGAAGAATTAGTAGACGCAAATCTTCCAGAACTTCGTCAATCGGTTGAGGAATATAACAGACTTTCTACTTTATTTAACAAGGGTGGTAGTGCATTAAAATTGACCACATCAAAGGTCACTGAAAAAGAAAAGTTCAAGACTAAACTGGAAAGTTACAAATATAATCCAGATTGTAACGTCTGCGTAGAAAACAACAAGTCAATTATTGAAGATATGGAGACGGTTACCCACGAATTGATTGACTTGTGGGAACTTCAATCCAAGCAAAACGATGCGGTCAACGAAATCAAACAACAGATGGAGCCATTGGTTGATAAGGTCAACCTGTGTGCATATTATGAAAAGTTACAAAACGAAATTCAACAGTTCCAAAAGAAGGCAAGTGGAATAGAACTGGAAATCCAGAAGTTGATTACCAGTATTGAAAAGTGCGACCGCAATCGGGAACAGATTGAAAAGGACATTGAATTACATAAGGTAAACGAAGAAAGTATCAAACATAATCTCATTATAGAGGGACGGATTCAATGCGTCCTTAAAGATATTGCCATCAACAAGAAGGAAGTTGATAAGCTAGAGAAGGAACTTCGGGAACTCCACGGAGAAATCAAGGTGTTGGAAGCAACCAAGACTGATATTATGAATCAAATCAAGGAAGCTGAAGAACTTGAAGATACCTATGAAGCCTACAAGTATTATATGGAAGCAGTCTGTCGCGACGGTATTCCGTATGAACTGATGTCCCGTGCCATTCCTGCAATTGAGTCGGAAATCAATAATATTTTGACCCAAATCGTGGAATTTACCATCTCTCTTGAAGTGGATGGGAAGAACATCGTCGGGAAGTTGAACTACGACCACGAACGTATCTGGCCGTTAGAGAACTCGTCGGGTATGGAACGATTCATCAGTAGTCTGGCTATCCGTGTAGCGTTGTTGAACGCCTCCAATCTCCCAAAACCGAACTTTATGATTATTGACGAAGGATTGGGGGTTCTGGACGCAGAAAACCTCAGTTCTATGGGTACGATGATGGGTATCTTGAAGTCGCAGTTTGATTTTATTGTCCTTATCAGTCATTTGGACACCGCTCGGGATATGGTGGACAAGGTAATTGAAATCAAACGAGAGGACGGATTCTCGTATATTAATGTCTAACTCAACTATTTATATTGAGTTAGGACTTTAGACGAGAACCTATGCCAAAAACTAGAAAGACTTTACAACTAAAAAATCTAGCAAAGTATGATGTATTAATTGAAGATACATCTTCTACGTCTACTTATTTTCAAATAACGAATCTACCGCCATCTTTTACTGGTGGTAGAAATTCGTTTTTATTAGCAGGTTCTCCTTTGTTAAAGCCCGGCTCTAGTATTCAGATAGAAATATTGGACGCAGATGGCCTTCCGGTATTTCAAAATCCCATACTAAAATATACACAAGGAAATTCTAGATTAGTTTCCGTAGAAATAAATGAAAAAACCGTTGCTGGGTTTGCAACAATTATCATAATGGGACAAGCAGCGGTGATGGCTGATGGCGCTCCAATTCCTCCAAACTGGCAAAGTTCGTATAATGTTCGCTGGACTAAACGAATTTTAGTAGAACCAAACATAAGAAGTTCATCACCTCTTATTTTAGAAAACACACCGGTTGTATTTTCTGAGGAAAACAGATTATATAATGTTAACACATCATCATATGCGTCTGCAAGTATTACATTTACTGCAAGTTTGTCGCCTACAATGTACTCCGGATACCAGATAGGATATTTACTTAAAGCAGAAGCACCAACAACGTTTTCTGCAGATTACGATAGTTCCTATATTACTGGATCTTTGTTGGTTGATGGTGTAAGCGCAAACGTATACATTCCAATAACCGATATTTTAAATAACTCAACTGCATTTAGTTCTGGGCAATTGGTAAAAACCACGGACGGAAGAATTGTTGATAAATTATATTTGTACAGTGGAAGCTATTCTACACAAGTTTTTAACGCCACATCTACAGTAACATCAAGTGCAAAATTAATTTATAATAAATTAAGTATAAATAATACAAACATTCCAATATCATATGCAAAGCTTCGTATCACTAATTTAAATACAGTGAGCGGCGAACTATATAAATTTAAGGTGTACAGTAAAGTTTCAACGGATATATCTGATTATAAATTAGTAGCGGATGTACCGGTAAATACTACGGAATTATTGGTAACAAGTTCAATTCGTGGAGACTTACCAATTGGAGATTTTAATATATCTCCCACCGCATCATTAAATTGGTACTCCTATAGATTAGAAACCAGTTCAAATGCAATATACCCAATTTCAGGATCGTTAGAATATTATAATCCAAGCGTAACAATTACATCTTTTTCATTAGCAGTGAGTGATGACGTATTATTACGAGCTATGAAAGCAGAAGTACCAATATATAATAATCAACAATACGATGGATATGTGTCACAAAGTGGATATTTTATCGGAAACAAAAAATCATTATTGCTGTTCCCCACAACAGAATACACATTACAATTCGATGCGTTTTACAAAAAATCATCAGGATCGGCAAATTTAATAGGTATCACGCCAAAAGTTGATATTTATCTTATAGGAGTAGCAGGAACTAGTATTATTGATAATAATCCGCTGGGTCAAAAAATTGGTACGATTACAATAGATGCTGGAACGGAAACGCGCTGGTTTCAAGACCAACAATTTAATTTCACTCCGGCATTATCAACAGAAGGAAGTGTGGGTATAAGATTTGTAGTAAATAATGGGTTCTGGTATTTTTCAGAAATATCATTAAAACCAGCATCTGATGAATTATTTTCTCCAGATGAAGCCACAATATTGATACCTAACACAGAATATCATAACGAATATTTACAACATAAAATAGAATTTTTTGATATAAATAATAACTCAACAAATCTTTCTGTGGTATCAATTCCAACTTTCTTTACCGGCTCTAACATCGATTTAGGTATATTACCGTGAAATTATCTGACATAAATTTATTATTTGAGGAAGTTTCAATAGAGCAGACTCACATTGATGAGTTCAATCGTCGTTTATATAAATTAGATGAAAAGAAGCGTAAAGCTTGTACGATTTACCCAACCGACTCGGGTAATCAAATTCGTAAAAAGTGTAAGCAAGCAAAAGTGTGGGGGTTGCATTATGCACCGGTATGGGATAAATATATGGCAGATAACCCCCCGGCAGAAATTCCATCAAGCGGACCAAGCGGTGATGCAGGTGGGGAAGCTGGAGGTGACGGTGCACCTGCCGAGGGAATTAAACCACAAAATAAAGACAACGCTTTCGCATTTCCTCATTCATTGGGTCCAGAAGATGATGAGGAGCTTAGAGAAGCGGATTCCAGTACCGAACGTGTTCGTCGGTACTATAAGCGGCATCCAGAAAAGGTACGTAAGTATCTAAAGGATACCGTCAAAGACCGTGTGGCTCGTAACCGTGACCGCCGTAAAGCTGTCAAGAAATACGGAAAAAAGAAAATGAAAAACCACGATGTTCATCATCCAAATGGTGCACAAAACGGTAACTGGAAGTTGGCTAAAAAAGACCACGGCCGTGATAAGAAAAACGAAAATTACGTATACCTTGAAGAATTATTAGAAGGAAATGTTCCATACGACAATTGGATTCTTATCAGTGAGGGTGGGGCAGCGGGACATATGGCACATCCATATGAAGACGATGAATTGTCATTTCGTGATGTCAAGGAAATGGTTCGTCGAGGATTGGTCGGTGAGCTGGACGCAGAGGAGCCAGTAACCGAAAAACTCGATGGACAGAATATTATGTTCACGGTCAAGGATGGTCGTGTATACTTTGCACGTAATAAAGGTCAAGTAAAAAATAAAGGAAAGAACGCGTTAGATGTAGCCGGAATCAAAAATATGTTCGCCGGTAGAGGCGATATTGAAAAAGCATTTGGCGGCGCAGCAGAAGATTTACAACGAGCAATAGATAAACTACCACCAGAAGAACGAGATAAGATGTTTGCGGACGGTGGAAAATTTATGAATGTGGAAATAGTGTTTCCCGACACTAAAAATGTTATTCCATATGATAAGTCTGTTTTAGTGTTTCACGGGTCAGTAGAATATGACGAAGAAGGAAATGAAACCGGTCGTTCTATTGAAGATGGAAGAACGTTGTCAAATCAAATTACCAAGGTTAATGCACAACAACAAAAAACATTTGGTATTAGTGGACCCAAGACTATCAGCTTTAGTGACGCACAAACGGTTGAGAATAAAAAAGCATTAAAGGATATGGGTCGTCAAATCACCCGATTACAACAAGAATATGATTTAGATGACAATTCTACAGTAGAAGATTATAAGCTAGCATGGTGGGGAAACGCGGTTGATAATATGGGTATTGACTGGACACCAGAAGAACGTGAAGGTATTATTCGTAGATGGGCATTAGGCGATAAGAAATTTGGTGTTAAAAATATCGAAGACCCAGAAAAGAAAAAGTGGTTTAGACAGTTTGAAGGAAGTGAACTAAAGCAAATGCAACAACAAGCTGTTCGTCCTTTGGAAAGTATTTTCTTAAAGACGGGCGCATTATCATTACGTCGCGTCACGGACTTCCTATCAGCAAACAATCCAGAAATGGCTGCAAAGCTAAAGCAAGAAGTTTTAGATACCATCAAACAAATTAGACAAACTGACGATAGAAACAAGCTCGCAGCGTTACAAACTCAAATCGAACGATTGGAATCGGTAGGCATAGATAAAGTTGTTCCAACGGAAGGTATGGTATTCATTTATAATGGAAAGCCATATAAGTTTACTGGAGCATTTGCCCCCGTTAATCAAATCTTGGGTACGTTAAAATTTGATAAGGGAAATGCGGAATTTGTAGAACCACCAAAAGAACGACCATCAGAAAAACCACCGCTTCAACGTCCAACTAAGCCAGGTGAACGTAGAACTGTCGCTATTTTTACCGGACGTTTTCAACCATTTCATTCTGGGCATTACAGCATTTATGATTCTATGGTCAAGGAATTTGGTAAAGAGAATGTCTTTATTGCAACGAGTGATAAGACCGAAGCTGGACGGTCACCGTTTGGATTTAAGGACAAAGAACAAATTATGACGCGGATGTTTGATATTCCAGAAGATATGATTGTTCAGGTTAAAAATCCATATGCTCCGGTAGAAGTATTACAATCGCTCCCACCAAATACTACATATGTTACTGCGGTCAGTCAGAAGGATGCAGACAGATTGGGTGGTGGAAAATATTTCGAACCGTATGACCCAAAAACATCTACAGTTGGATATGAAAAAAAGGGATATTTTATAGTGGCTCCAGAAATGCAGCTTACTATTAATGGAAAGAATATTAGTGGAACACAGTTACGTGCGATACTCGGCGATGATAATATTACCGATAGAGCGAAACAAGAAATATTTACCAAGGTATATGGAAAGTTTGACCAAGAAATGTTTAATAAAATTGTGAAAGGCGCATCAAAAGCAGAAGAAGAACGTAAGGTAACTGACACACACGGTAAACCAGAAAAGAAAAAAGTTAAACCACCAGAATTAGAAAAGAAACCAAAAAAGAAACCGACAGTTGATACACAACCATCAAATGACGCGTCACAATACAAACCTGGTCAAACGTGGCAAACTGTTGGTGGAAATTGGGGTGGAAAAAATAAAAAGAATCAAATTAAGTATTTTGGTAGTAAAGAACGAGCAAAGACATTCGCAACCAAGTGAGGTTATATGTTTAAAAATGAACAGGCATTAAATGATGTACGCCGTAAGGTCGCTGAGAAGTTAAATAAAGATGATAGCAAATTAGTATTTGGGTGGAGGGGACAAGCAGAACCAACTCGTACTGAAGGTGACCGATGGACTGACATCGAAGGAAAAGAGTGGGAAATGAAAAACGGAGTAAAAACCAGAGTAACAAAATTGGACTCAGCAAAAACTCCATGGTGGTGCCCACGGTGTAGTAAACCAATGAATCATAGATTTGATATGAAATTCTGGCGTATTCGTGGGCATTGTATGGATTGTGTAATTAAGGATGAAACCGAACTTCGCCGCCAAGGAAAATGGGAGGAGTATGAACGTAAAATAATGTTACGCAATTATATTGCAGAAGTTCGTGATAAGATTGTAGAACTACAGCACTACCACGATACAGTCAGTAAACCAGAATTTATCAATGCGGACGAAACTAAAATTTTGATGGTTGAAAAGTGGGATGTTGATATTGAAAAGGTAAAGGCAGACCTTAAAAAAGATATAGAAATGTTACAAGAAAACTTAAGAGTAACGATAGAACAATATGGTACTGGAGAAGACGATGAAGCCAACGGTGAAGAAGTTTCTAGAAGCGACGAAACTAACGGCTGAGACATTAACCGCTCTCATGCCATATATTAAACTGGTTCTCACTGCAATCGCAACATTTGCAATAGTAATGGTTGTCAATACAAGTTATTTTGACAAGAAAGAACAATCTTACCTAGCCCAAATGAGAGAATTCAAGGAACAATCCGAACTCGCATCTAAGTATGCGGACAGTCTCGCTACAGAGATTGTTATACAAGAAAATAATGCTCGTGCTGCTATGGCTCGGGCAGAAACCGCACAACAAACGGCATTGGCGTCTCGTATGAGAACTACGGTGCTGCGTGAAGATTTAGACTCGTTAAAGGAGACTATTACGGACTCAACTGAAATGGCACGTTTAATTATTCCTAAACAAGATTCTATTATCAGTCAACAAACCGTAACAATCAGTAGTCAAGTAACCGCAATTGAAAATTTAAACAACGCAATCGTCAACAAAGATTCAACTATCACACTTTTAACACTTTCCCGTGATAGTCTCCAACGAGTCGTTAACAACATCCCGACCCCACCAAAACCACCATTGTTTCCAATGATTACTCGGAAACAAGCATTCGTCGGTGGTGTGATTGGTGGAATATTACTGAAAGTATTCATATTCTAAGAGGTTCTTATGAACGCTACGGCGCAACAGTTACGTGACAAGATTAAAGAAGAATTTAAGAAGTGTGCATTAGACCCGTCATATTTCTTATCACGATATTCGTACATTCAACACCCGATTCGTGGTCGGGTGTTGTTTGATTTATATCACTATCAGAAGGACGCATTAAAAGATTTTGAACAAAGTGATTATAATATTGTTCTCAAAGGTCGTCAGATTGGTATTTCCACACTTGTCGCAGGGTATGCGTTGTGGTTAATGTTGTTCCATAAAGATAAGAATATATTAGTTATCGCAACCAAACAAGAAACGGCGAAGAACTTGGTTACAAAAGTTAAGTTTATGCATCAAAATCTTCCCGTGTGGTTACGAGGAAGCGTGGTAACAGACAATAAGTTGTCTTTACAATTTGCAAATGGTTCACAAATTAAAGCGGTCGCATCATCACCAGACGCCGGACGTTCTGAAGCATTGTCACTTCTCATTCTTGACGAATGTGCATTCATTGATGACGCAGAAATCATCTGGACGGCAGCATCCAGTACACTGTCAACGGGTGGAAAAGCAATTCTACTGTCTACGCCAAATGGTGTTGGTAACTTCTTCCATAAGATGTGGCAACAAGCTGAATCAAAATCTAATGGGTTCAATCCTATTTTGTTGGATTGGAGAGTTCATCCAGAACGTGACCAAGCATGGCGTGACCGTCAGACAGAACTGATGGGTGAAATGCAAGCAATTCAAGAGCATGACGCGTCTTTTATCTTTTCTGGTAACAATGTCATCCCCGCAGAAATTCTTGAATTTTATAAATCTTCGTTTGTACAAGACCCTATAACAAAAGGCGGGTTTGATGGAAATACGTGGATATGGGAATATCCTCAAGCTGGAAAGTCCTATATTGTCTGTGCCGACGTTTCCCGTGGAGATGGAGAGGACTATTCCACTTTTCACGTAATTGATATAGAACGGTCAATACAAGTAGCAGAATATAAAGGAAAAGTCGAAACCAAACAGTTTGGCAATATGTTGGTGTCTATCGCAACGGAATATAATGACGCTCTCCTTATCCCAGACAATAGCAGTATAGGATGGAACGCCATCCAACAAATTATTGACCGTGGGTATAAAAATCTATTTTATATGTCCAGAGACTTACAATATGTAGACGTAGAACACCAGATGACTGGAAAATATCATAAGGAAGAACGGGGTATGGTGCCTGGATTTATGATTTCCCAACGTACTCGTCCACTTATTATTAACCGATTGAAGGAATATATGCTAGATAATTCTTTTACCATTCGGTCAAGTCGATTAATAGCAGAATTAGAAACTTTTATTTGGAAAAATGGCCGTCCAGAAGCATTGTCTGGGTACAATGACGACTTGGTACTGGCCCTTTGTATCGGGTTATGGGTACGGGATACTGCCCTAAGATTACGTCAAGAGGGTATCGAGCTGACCAAATTAGCAATAGATAAGGCGAAGTATCAATTAGGAACTATGGTATACAGTTCAAATAATATGAATAAGAATCCGTATGAGATGCAAATTGGTCAAGAAAAGGAAAATTTACGGTGGTTACTGTAAATACGTTATACTTATATAGTAGTGTCTTTATATACCATTTTTCGAGATAAGGTATGAAAATAGAAGAATTTAAGAATATGATTCGTGAAATTATTCGTGAAGAACTTGGAAAGATGACCACTATGGGCCAAGAAACCGAAGAAATTTGCGAAGGTGAGGGATGTTTAGACGAAAAGTCGGTCCCACAGCCATATAATCGTAAGGGTGCTCGTAAAATGAGTAAATCCCAAGTTGAACTTCGTAAGAAAATTGGTCAAGCAATGATGCGTGACGAAAAGAAAGTCAGCAAGTTTAGAAAGAAATATGGTGATGAGTGGAAGGATTATCTTTGGGCTGCTGCTTCGTCGGCAGCATTTAGACAGAGTGGCAGTTCTAAAAGTGACGACAAACGGAAGTAATAATGCAATATAAGTCATTTTTTAACTTTGAACAATACAAGCACGCACATAAGCGTCACGACCCACCGGGGTCCGAAGATGCTGATGTCAATAATGATGGTAAGATTGATAAAAATGACAAGTATATAATGGCAAAAAGAAGATTGTATAAGCAATATCAAGCAGCACAAAAGAGTACCAAATCCACAGAATTTTCTACACCGAAGTTGGAGAATAACATGATTAGATTGTCAGGATTAGTGAATCTACAAGCATTAAAAGAAGAATCACACGAAGAACCAGCTCCAACTGCAGCTGTTGATAAAAAGTCGTTGGTTGGAATGAAATTAAAGAAGCTCAAGGGAATGCAAATGACCCCAGACCAAGAAAAGAAGGTTGATGAGCTTTTGGTTCAAATGGAAGAATTAACTGCTGGTCAGAAGAAACTTGACGTTGATAAGGACGGAAAGATTGAAGCCGACGATTTAGCAAAACTTCGTGCAGGTAAAACTACAGATGAGGCAGTGGGAGAAGACCACGAAGTTTCAATGGCATCAAAAACACTTGATTCGATTATCAAGCATGCAACGGAATTAAAGGGTAAAATTGGAACAGAAGAAAAAGATATTCCAGCATGGATTCAAGACCATATCGCAGTTGCTGAAAATAATCTCGACCAAGCAAATACCAGTTATCACGAATATGGGGACGAGGAAAAGACTGATAAGCCAGTAGACCAAGATATGGCGGCTATGAAAGAATCTGTCAATGAAGTTGCTCCAGAAGGTTGGGAAAAGACTGTATTAGCAATGAAGAAACATAAGGAAATTGATAATCCTTGGGCATTAGCAAATTGGATGAAGAAAAAGGGATACCGCCCACATAAGAAAGAAGAAGGTAAAAAGTAATGGAACCGGTAGTTAAGTTTATCTCTATCCTTTTATCTAGTAGAGAACAAGCACACATCTTTCATCTTCAAACTCCTTCATATGCGCAACACAAAGCATTACAAGGATATTATGAAGATATTGTGGACTTGATTGATACCTACGTAGAATCTTACCAAGGTCGTTATGGTATTCTGAAGGGATACAAGCCAAGTAACACTATTTTGGAAGATGATTCAACCGTCAGCTATTTTATGGGGTTACAAAAGTTTGTGGACGAACTGCGTGGTCAACTTCCACAAGACGGTGAATTAAACAATACCGTAGATGAAATTGCAGGATTAATTTCCAGTACAGTTTACAAACTCAAATTCCTTAAATAATATGCAATATAAAGATTTCTTTTCTAATTTATATGAAGCATATCCTTGGGGCGGATTTAATGCTACCAAAGATGATTTTGATGGCGAAACGCAAACGGGTAATACCGCATCGGATGACCCAGAAGACTTAGCAGTTCGTAGTACACGCATCAGTGATATCTTAGAACGTAATATCCCAACCAGTCCAGATAAGTGGGCAAAAGCAAAGGCAGCCGCTCGTTCTAAGTTCAAGGTCTACCCATCGGCATACGCCAACCTTTGGGCAGCAAAGAAGTACAAGAGTATGGGTGGTGGTTGGAAAAAGGGAAAGAAGTGATTAAATTAGCAGACCTTATTCCAGAAACTTGGACTAAGAAATATAAGAAGTCTATTGATTGTAGCAACCCCAAAGGTTTCAGTCAACGAGCACATTGCGCTGGTCGCAGAAAGCGAAAGCGTGGTGGCAAAACCAAATCCAAACCAGTATGATACGATTTGCTGACTTACTTGTAGAAGTATCTGTTGACCTTGACGAAAAGTACAAGACCAAAGGAAGTCTTGGTAAGTGGCTTCGTCAAAAGTGGGTAGATATTTCTCGTAAAGACCCAAAAACCGGTAAGCATCCACCATGTGGAGCTTCAGCTGGTAAGGGAGAACGAAAGGGCGGTTCTGCCAAATATCCAAAGTGCCGCCCAGCCCGCTCCGCAGCAGCGATGAGTAAAGGTGAAAAGCGGTCAGCAGTCGTTAGAAAGCGTAAGGCAGGAAATCCAGGTGGAAAACCAACAATGGTATCCACATTTAAGAAAAAGGAAGAATAATATGGAAAACTTAAATGAAGCCTGTTGGGAAGGATATAAGGCAGTTGGTGGAAAGATGAAAGATGGAAAGATGGTACCCAACTGCGTACCTATTAACGAAGAAGATATTATTGAAGAATATTGTCCACGTTGTTTGGCCACAGAAATTGTACGGGCAGCTGGTCAACCATTACAAGAAGCTGAATATCACGGTCGCAAGGTTCCTCTTGGAAAACCAATGCGTGGGGACGTTAAGAAGTTCAAAGTATTCGTCAAAGACCCAAGTACTGGTAATGTCAAGAAAGTCAACTTTGGTGACAAGACGATGAGAATCAAGAAGTCCAATCCAGCTCGTCGTAAGTCATTTAGAGCTCGTCATAATTGTGCAAACCCAGGCCCACGTACCAAAGCACGCTATTGGTCGTGTCGGAAGTGGTAATATGAAAGTTTCCAGAAAGATATCTGACGCTGTATTAAAGAAAATGGGATATAAGTTTAACCCTGAAGAATTCCATAAAGGAATGAATGTGGAAATGGAACATCAAGATGTAACAAACGGAAATGTGGTAAAAACAGCAAAAATAGCAGCAGCCCACTTGACAGAGAATCCAAAATATTATACATTACTGAAGAAGTATGTGGAGAAATAAAATGAGTATTCGCTTTAAAGATTTAATCAAAGAAGATACATCAATGGTATCTCGCCGTGTAGACTTAACCAGAGTCGAAGTTGTTCTTGAAGATTTGGCATCAAAGTTGTCAGAAAAAGAACAAAAGAAGCTTGCTGAACTTTAT